CGGGCACCGAAATGCCGGGCTGATTGGTTACGCGAAAGCCTGATACCACGATAGTCACCTGCGTTTGTTGCGTGAATTGGGTTCCCGCCGCGATCGACTGACTGATCACGTATTGTGGCAGCACAGTAGCAGACAGTGCAAAAGCCGGCTGGGCGATCAAAAATCCGGCATTTAAGAGCGCCAATTGCGCATCGTAGTAAAAAAGGCCGACGACATTGGGCACGGTGATGATCTTGGGCGCCGGCGCCGGGCCCTGGCTGATCACGAGCGGAATGTACTGTCCGGCGAAAGCGCTCGAAAGAAACGGCACGTAGCCCGTGATGACGTAACCGGGAGGAACCAATGAATCGTACACGTAGGTGAGCGCGCCGACATTGACCCCTAAGGCCGCAAGATCCGCGGTCGCCACCCCTAGATTGGTCGGTTCATACCCATCGGCGCTCCACCCCGGAAAGCCGTCCGCGGTGATCGCGTAATTGCCGTCCGCTGACCAACTATTCGTGCCGGGGCCGATCATGGCTCACAGGGACACGAACCAGTCCACGTTGCCGGTGTAGTTGGCGGAGAAATTGATCGTAAAGCCGTTTTGAGCTTTGCCGCTCGACCAGGGCGGCAAGGGACTCGTGGCTGATTGCGTCATCTGAATTTTATAGACCGATGTTGGCAGCGGCGTTGCGAAAGTCACCGCTTGAGTGCTCACGCCCGCGAGTGCTTGGGTACCCGAATACGCGGTTTTCAACGCCCCTTGGACGATCACATCGTAGAACGTTTTACCGTAGCGAGTGTTCGTACCGCCGACCAACACCGCCTCGATTTGATCGGTGGTCAGCCCTACGGCCAATCCTTGCACATCGTCAAAGTAGAAGAATTGTGCATTGCCGGCGGGGGAGTCGATCTTATTGAACGGCGCACCGGAGACGAGCGCGGTGTGCACGCCATAACCGAATTTGAGCGAGGACGTGGTGGCGTTGGCCGTGGGGGCGCCGCTCAACGCACCGCTCCATGACGCCGTGGTCGCGCCATACGCCAAGGTCACCGTGCGCACTTCGGTATCGCTGAAGGTCACCGGCCACGGGCCACTGGCAAAGGTCCACGGCGCGGCGAGCGCCGTGCTCGTGCCGGTGGGGGGTGCGGAGAACACCACCGGGATCGTGGCAATCGTACTGGTGACCACCCCGTCGCTATCGGAGCTTGCCGCGGCGGCCGTGTTGAACGGTTCAATCTGCAAACCGATCACACCCGCCGCATGCGCGAGGATGGTGGATTTTTGCAGGGTGATGCCGCACTGCTTGTTGCGGATGCCGCACACCCCGAAGGACTCCACGTTGGTGCCGATCAGCGTGGGCTGACAATAGTTCGTGGTACCGTCTTCCGCGATATTGTCGGAGAACAGGCCCCAATAGGCACCTCCGGTGTTGATGCCGTTATCCGTCAAGAAGACGGGTTGACCCGAATGCACGCGGTAGGACGCCACCCCTAAGATCGCGGTGCTACCGGAGTTGGTGGCAAGGCCCCCGGTCCACGACACCGTGGTTGCGCCTTGAGTCAAAATAGCCGCATGCGTTTCGCCGTTCAAAAATATGATCGGCATCGTCACCGTGGTGTAGGGCCAGGGGGCCGTGAGCGTGGCGCCCGTCGCGGTCGCGGCCACGTTCCCCGTGAACTGCAATACCGTGTTGACCGGGCCTAAACCGTAGCAATTACGGAAGGAGAGGCTGTTGCCGCCCAGAAAATCGAAATTGTGATAGACCGTGTTCTGGATCGATACGTTCTCCACATAGCTCGTGAACGCGCCCGCCTGATCGTAGATACCGCGCCCGCCGAAGCCGTTGATGAACAAATCGCGAAACACCATGCTGAACGGCGGCTGCGACATGCCGGTGGGCAAGTGGATGCCGTTGCCGGCGGTTGAGCCTGCCGCGGCTGTCAGCTGCAAGCCTTCGATGAGGACGCCGAAAACGGTGGTCCCCGCGCCAAAGGCAATTAAATCCGACGTGGTGTTTGGCGCCACCAACACGCTGCGCAGCTGCCCGTCGCCGCGGATGTGCAGCCCGCCGACACTGCCGTTGATGTTGATGACCCCTTTCCAGGTGCCGCCGGGGATGTAGATGCTCGAGCCCCCGACTTGCAGGGCTTGCGCCACCGCGAGCGCAAGGGCGGCGCTGTTGTCAGAGCTCGCCAAGGTGGCCCCGTAGCGGCGGATATCGCCCGGGTTGTACCCTTGAAGTGTCTGCCCGGCGGTGATGCTCGCCAGCTGTTCCGCAGGGGAGAGCACATAGGGGGAGTAGAGCTCCGTGAAATTCGCGTTGGTCTTCTGGAACGGAACTTGACCTCTATCGCCCGTGCCGTCCCCGGCAACCGTCCCGACATTGACGACTTGTTGCGACATTTAGCCCCGCGCCAACAAGCTCGCAACCGTGTCATCCGGGTCGCAATTCAAAAACGAGCACACATTTTGTATATAGCGCGCGGGGTCGTTTTGCGGCGGCGGCGCGTAATACTGCGCAATCATCTGGCGAAGCGTGATGCCCGGGTGCTCTGTCGTGTATTCGACCAGTTGGTTTTCGAGTCGCGTCCATCCGGTGGCCGCATCGGGAAATGAGCCCACGCTATTTGGCGCATCCGCTGGATGCGTTTCGCCCGGCGCATGCAGCAAATCCCCCGGGTTGTTGTTGCGCGTAGGCACGTCCCCGGGAATGCCGAAGCCCTCCTCACGGCCGATCGCTTGCGCCAGGCGCGTGGTCACGGGGTCAAGAGTCCGGCTTGCGTCAGGTTGATCAGACGGAAATTGGAAATCGTCAAACAGTCATTCAAATTGGTGGGGTTGGCACCGTTGGCCTGCATGCCGTAAAAACACGACACGCCACCGGGCACGAGGCAAGTGTACTCCTGATAAAAGTCTCCCGCCGGGTAGGTCGCTTCGTTGCCGATGGGGCCTTGGGTTCCGGCCACCGTGCCATAGGACTGCATATTCAGCCCAAAAGACGCGCCGCCGCTGCCGACGTTTGCTTGAATGAAAAAAGTACCGGGAACCGCTGCCGCGACATTTGGCGCCCATTTGATGCGAAACGCCATCACGAGCTTATCACCCACGGCGCATGTGAAGGGCACAGTTGGTCCGGCCGTCAGCCCGACGTTGCTCGCACCGTCGCCCAAAATTTGCATGGCGTTGCCAATGTAGTTCGGCAAGTTGAGGCCGGTGCTGCCAAACAGCGCCGGGGTGCCGGCAAAAGGTGTGTGCAAACCGGCACCACCGAATTCAGTGCCGGCGCCATTGAACAGCGTAAAGAGCGCAGGCGATGCGGGCACACCCCAGCCGTTGCCGCTCGGATAGCTCGAGGCCGAATTGATGGTGCCGGCGTGTGTCTGTAGCAAAGGATCCGCATTGGAGAAAGCGCCACCGTAGCCGTATAGCGCGTTTACTTGATTACGCGCGCCTGAGCCAAACCATCCCTGAATACTCTGATTGAGAACGTAGCCCATGATGGCCGCGCCCAAAGGCGAGGGGTGGACGTTATCGTTGGTGTTCCAAGTGGCCGATCGCCAGGCACCTGTTTCGGTAGCGAGCGTGCTGTAATAATCGGCTAAGGGAATTCGGTACTCTTTGGCCAAGCGCATGATCGCCAAATTCAAGGCCATCGTTGCCGCCTGGTTGGTCGCCGTCGGCAGAATGGTGGCGGCGATCGGCATGATGCCGGCAGCCAATAGCGCGTTGTAAATCTGCTTGATGTTACTGATGATCGTTGCGGTAGCAACACCCTGGCCTACATCGTTGGTGCCGACCATGACCTCGGCCGCATCGGGTTGCCCGTAGGGGTACGCGAGCAACGTCGGCACAACGATGGCCAACACTTGATCCGAGCGCGCACCCGAATAACTGGCGTTGAATTCAAAAGCCGCCCACGATCCCCCGGAGCGCATCGCGCCGTACCAGAGCCACGCCGAAGCGCTCACCATTTTATTGATGATCGCATAGCTCGCCTGGGGGTTCGCCGTAATGAACTGCAAATTGAGCGTGAGCTGATTTTCAACCGTGATCGAATCCCCGACCCCGGCCACGAAAAAAGGCCGCGCAGCCGTCGGCGCCAAACCTTGATTGGCTTGCGGAAAAAACACATTGGGTGGCGTTGCTTGCCAGCTGTAACCGTTGCTGTAGAGCGTGCCTTTGTCGGTGGTTTGAATGGAGTACCCCACCGGCACGGAGCTCGCCGCCGGCAACGTGCTCGACAGATACGCGCCCGCAATGGAACCCGGGGTGGCTAAATTTTCAGGAAGGGGCATGGGTCACCTACTGCCAGCAAACCGTCACATCCGCGCTGCCCGCGATGACGACGGTCAAGCCGTTTTGAAGTTGTTTAGGCAAATTGAAACATCCGGTGACCGCACCGTACACCGCAATGATGGAACCCGACCCGGTGGTCGAGTCATACAGCGTGACGGTGGTGCCCGCGGTGTTGATTTCAATACCGCCCAGGATACCGGTGTTAGCGGGCACACCGTTGGTCGCGCCGACACCATTCAAAACAGTCGTGGTGCCGGCGCCGGCGAGATGCGTGTATTTCCAGCCGTTGCTGCCGGGTTGCATTTACTTGTCCGTCCGCAAAGGTCCGAGGCGGCGCTTCGTGCCGACCGGAATGGGCATGGCGAAATCCATCGGCACATCCAAGGTCGGGCCGTCGGAGTGCGCGCATTCGCCGTTCGGCTTCACCACCGGCGAAGGATCGGGACGGTAATTGTGCAATCCATACTGCTGCGAAGTGGCCGGACGTGCGGTGTCGGAATGGTCGCTCACGCGCATCGGCCGGTGAAAGTCGAAGGTTTCGACACCCAGCGGATCCTCGCGCTCCAAGAGCTCACCGAACTTGTGAACCATGCGGTTCGGCCGGGAGAAAATTTCACGCTTCAATTTCATGTGGATATACCTCCTTTCCAATTCCAGTGTCTTGCACCTACGTTGGAGCGGCCTTTGCTCCGCATGTCACTCATATTGTCTTGTTGAGTGCCTAAAAACAAATGCTCACCGGCTGATTTTTATATCTCATATATCGTCCGGGTTGAAAGGGTCTTTATCCTTGTCGCTGATCCCATGTTTTACCTTCTCCCAGCTTATCGCTGCATTGACAACCTTGACCTGGACGTCGAGCGGCTGGTTGTCCGCATCGGTGAGCATCTTTTTGATGCGCTTATCGAGCACCGCATTGGGGGATTCGTCGGTCATGTACGTATAATCGAGTTGCCGGCGCTGCCATCATAGCTTTGCCATTCGACTTCACCATACACGAGAACGGGGCTGCTTCCGCCTATGGATTTTGGGTCCGCCAATTGCTGAGTGAGTATCATTGGCCTAATCCTTGTTCGTCCGTTTGAGTGCCGGCAATGGCACCCGCGGCCGTGGGGCCTGCGCCGAATGGCTTGTAGGGTCCGCCTTTTTTCAACGCCCGATTCTGCAAAAACTTCAAGACCGGTTGCGTGTACATCGCGGAGCCGCCTAAGCCCGCCGCGGCAATGCCCGGATGCCCCAGGATAGCGCCGCCGCCGAACAAGGCTTCCATCGTCGCGATGCGCCCCGCGCTGCCGGAATCAGGCTCGGTATTGCCGATCACAGACTCCACGGCTTCGGCTTCTTTTTGCCCGTGCGCCGTACCCGACGCAAAGCGCTGCTTGTCTTTCGACTTATCACGCGCCCTAATCGCCTGCGACTTTTGCGCCGGTGTGTAGTGGCCCTGATTCTTGACCGATGCGAGCGCGGCTTTTGACGACGCCATGAACTTCGAGTAGCCGCGATCCACGTTGTCAAGCTCGCCGGCAAATTTCGGGTTCTCGCGTTTCAACATCGCTTTCATGTCGGCGCTCACCTGCTTCAACGCCTCGGCGGCTTTACGTTCCTGATACGTGCCTGATTTCAAATCGTTAATCTCGGTGCGCAACGTCTCTTGGATCTCTTTCACCGTCTCACCGGAGGCACGGCCGTACTGCGTGAATTTGCCGATCACCTTGCCGTCGATCATGTCGGTGACGATCTTTGCGCTAGAGGGTTCGAGGCCCTGACCCGCCATCTGTTTGGTCTGCTCGAGGAACTGCCGGAAGGTCATGCCGGCAGGATCCGCCGAATTCAAATCGGCGTGCATTTTACCGAGCACTTCGCCATAGCGCTGATGCATTTGCTGTTCGGTATGTGCAATCGCATCACGGCCCGTGCGTCCTTTGGGGATTTCCTTGCCGCCGGCGTCTTTGATGGCGTCATTCAACTCGGCGCGGTTCCACTGCTTCACCGTCTCGCCGCGGGCATTCTTGATCATGTCGCCCACACCCAGGATGCTGGTCGCGCGCTGTTCGAGTGCGCTTGCAATCTTGCCGCCACGCATGCCCGGAGTCATGACCACACCCTTGCCGGCCAAGTCACGCACCGTCGATGACACGGGTTTTTGCATAGCTTTCAATGCCGGCCCGGCCACGTCTCCCAAGACGCCGGCCGCCTTGCCGCCGGCGCCGCCGATCAGGGTGCTGCCCACGGTTTCGCCGGCTTGCTCAGGCTTCAAATTGCGCAGGTAGTCCTTCACCTTTTGCAGCGTCTCGCTCGGATTGCGGAGCGCCTGCACACCACTGCCGATCGCTTTTGGGATCGCCCGCGCGCCTTGAATCGCAGAGCCGATCGGATTGGTGACGATATCGGCAATGCCGTGCGCGCCTTGTTGAACACCCTTTGGAATGCCGCCGGCAAAGGACAGCGCATCGTTCAACGGGTGCGGCTGATCGGCGTCCGTCGGCTGCTGCCCGGGCTGCATACCTGTAGGTATAGGTGGCGAAATTTTTTGTTGGGCGGGCGCGCTCGCGGCAGCCTCGGCTTCCGCACGGGCCCGAAACTCAAATTCTTCCTGCTCACTGAGCTGTGGGGGCTGGGGCATTGCCTTGCTTCGCTTTCCATTCCTGGTAACGCTGTTCTTTCGCTGGGTCCGCGAACGGCTGGTGCGGCGCTGGCGCAGCGCCCGCCGGCGGCTGCCCTGGGCGCGGTAATGTGGGCCCTATGCCCTCTACCTTCTGTGTTGCGCCTTGAAGGATCGATTCTTGTCCTTCGAGCGACTTTTTGATATCGAGGTTCATTCCCTTCAAAACGCCTTGCAGATAGGACAAATTCATATTCGGATCGAAATTATCGTTTGCCCACTCCTCCGACGTCGCATGAAGTCTCGCATTGGACTGCGGGCCCGTCACCACACGCAAATATTCGCGGCCCAGAGTACCCATCAGCAATTTCAATTCTGCAACGTCTTGCTGCCCGTCCTGCCCTAGCCCGGTCGTGATACTGTTGAACGTCGCGTTTACTGACGGCATGCCCGCCCCATTGACTTTGGTGACCAGGCGCGTCACTTCGGACTGCACCCCCTCGAGCGCTTTGGTGATACTTTCAGTCGCCTGCATGCGCTGCGTCGTTTGACCCTGCGCAGTTTTCTGATTCTGCAAGGTGATCTGATTTTCGAGAATTTCTCGCGGATCACCCCCGTTGTCCCGATAAATCTTGCCCACTGTGTTCAAAATACGCGCGCCGGCCGCAGCGCCGAACCGGCTCATGAGCATTTGCGAAACTTGCTTCATTCCGCCCGCCACCTCCATTTGTGCGGCCACCCACTCGCCGTTTTCGTCCAACATGCCGCTCGCACCCTCGAGGCGCGTCTTATCCCGCTGTAAAGTGAAGTCGAAACCGGCTTTTTGCCGTTCGTTCATCTCTCCGAGGCGCGCCAGCGTCGCATCCATCGTTTCGACACGTTTCCACACGCCATCGATCGATTTTTGCTCCGCTTCCATGCGCACATCGTCGCGCCCATACTTGGCAGCGGCGATTTTGATCTGTGTCAGCATGTCATTGATCGACAGGCGCTTGTTTTGAAGGATATCCTCGAATTCCTTCTGTTGTTGCTGGCTTTTTGCTTGAGCCTCTTTGAATTGCGTCTGGTAATCCTTATAGCGGCGCTCGGCGGCCTCCTGGTTGCCATCGTAATAGCCCTTGAGCGCGCCATTGAGGGTGGATGACACGCCCATCCAGTTGCCGCGCGAGGCAATGCCTGCGATCAGCGACATGCCGATCAGCCCCATTGAAAGTTGTTGATAATCTTTCGAGTCGATCAGCGGTTGTGGCTTCCACTCCGG